TTGGTGGGGGGAGTGCGGATAACAACAGTGCAGTTGTGGACGCCTATAATACTGCACTCACCCGCACAACACCTACACCATTAAGCGTTGCAAGGCAAGATCTTGCAGCGACTACAGTAGGTAATTATGCGCTGTTTGGTGGGGGCGTTGGTAGCACCTACAGTGCAGTTGTGGACGCCTACGAGGATAACCCCAACTACCTTTTAACGCTTTTTGTACCTGCATGGTATGCGTATGCACTGAATGGTGCAGAGGAAACCGTTGTAAAAGCTGATACTACGCTTTCCTTCAGCAATCCGACCCCATTAAACGGCTATTTGAAGCCTGCAACAAAAACCTATACCGGACAAATTTAAGGAGGAATAAATTATGGCAAGATACGCAATTTGGGATAAGAAGTCCGACATTTTCACCCTCGGCAAGGACGCAAACGGCAAGAGTCGCTTCACGGCGCAGGAGTATATCGACACCCACGCACCGTGGGCAGGTATTGATGGCGTGAAAGTCATCGTTGGCGGCGGTGCGATTAACGGCACGGTATTCATGGAGTTCGATGCGGCGGTAGCACAATATCAGCGCATGGGCACAGATTTTTCTGAGTGCGTGAGTGATGCAGACTACCTCGCCGCAATCGAAAAGTTTGAGGACAACCCGCCCGCGAGCACGTTACCGACCGCCGAAGAGCGCATTGCGGCGGCACTGGAATTTCAAAATATCGCAAGTATGTAAGGAGGAATAAGTTATGAGTTTCGACATTATTAAGAACAATTATGATAAAGGACTGTGGACGGCAAAGATGGTCGCCCTCGCGTGCACCAAGGGCGTTATCACTGCGGCGCAGTATCAGGAAATTACCGGCATGGCGTATGTCGCGCCGTAACATGACGGCAGTGCCGACCGAAACGGCGTAAACATATTGGATAGGCTGAGAAGCCTGAAAGGACGACACAATGAAAAAGAACATCTACATCGAAAACCACGATGAAATCGCAAAGATTGGTAAGGAGTATAACCTCACCGTTGAGAACGCCATGACTGCTTATCAGACCATGTACGGTGTTCCGCATGATGCTAAGGCTCGTGCACAGTATATTGCGAAGTTCGCACCGGCTAGTCTGTCAAACGACGAAACGGTACTGTTGGAGGTTGAATGATGGAAAACATCATTAGAACAATCAAAGGATGTGCAGCTGTAGTCGGCGGGGTGCTGGGGTTGTTAATCGGAAAGGTGGATGGTGTGCTGATTGCGTTGCTAGTCTTTATGGCTATTGATTATCTATCTGGAATCATGGTCGCCTGCAAGCAGCACGCACTCTCTAGTGAGGTTGGTTTTAACGGTCTCGCAAAGAAGATGTTTGTGCTGCTGCTCGTAATCGTTGGCAATGTACTTGACGTATACGTGCTAGGTGGTGGCGCGGTCATGCGCAGCGCGGTAATTGCATTTTATCTGGCGAACGAGGGACTGAGCATCCTCGAGAATGCGGGCAATCTCGGCGTACCGTATCCCGACAAGCTGCGCGCGGTGCTGGCACAGTTGAAGGATGGTGATGGGCAGTGACGGTTAACAAGCTACCTGCCCACACAAGCAATTACACTCTGTGCACCAGTCGAACCATCCACTACATTGTTGTGCACTACACCGGAAACAAAGGCGATACAGCACGAGCAAACTGCAACTACTTTGCATCCGCGAACCGTCAGGCGTCCGCACACTACTTTGTGGATGATGATAGCATCTGGCAGTCGGTGGATGACAAAAACCGTGCATGGCACTGTGGCTCTAACACAGGAGTCTACTACCACCAGTATTGTCGTAACGCGAACAGCATTGGCATTGAGATTTGTATGTGGGATTCCAACGGAAAACTGCGTCCAAAGGCTATTGAAAATGCGGTTGAACTGACTCGTTTTCTGATGGACAAATACAGTATACCCAGTTCCAATGTAGTTAGACATTATGATGTTACCCATAAACTTTGCCCTAAACCGATGGTGGATGATTATTCCCTGTGGTGTAAGTTTAAGACAGATGTTGAAAAGAAGGTGGAAGATTTGACTAAGGATGAGACCATTGACGTTATCAAGGAACAGGACAAAGCGGTTGAAAAACTACCTGTTTCCAGTTGGGCAAAGGATGCTTGGACTGTTCTCACCAATGAAGGTGTGACAGATGGAAGTTCTCCGCAAGCACCAATGACCAGAGAACAATTTGCTGTTATGCTCCAAAGATTAGGATTTATTGGTAAATAATGTGTACTTTTAGAGGATTGTATAAATATGCAGTCCTCTTTAATTTTCCTTATTTTGTCTTATGTTACACTTGTGTTACACTTATGTTACAGTTATGTTACAGTTTCAGTGACTTTTGTTACAAAAACAGCGTTTTTTAAGAACATTAGTTCGTAGAATATTTGTTCGCGTGTAAAGGTTTTTACTTTACAGCTAAAAAATATGCACAATATATATCACAAAATATCCAATATATCTTACAAAATGCACAACCGAGCTACACTCACGGTGAGAAAGCTACACAAAACTACGCAAATTTTAGTGGTTTTTAAAATGCGTAGTTTTAACTTTTTAAGCAACTTAAACGAGTAAATGTGGCAATTTATAATAAAAACAGTAACTTTAAAACCACTTTATCACGGTGCAGCTACACAAACTACACACTTTTATAAAACTTTCTATAAATTAGATAAATATAAGGGTTGTAAATATATGAGAATAGGGTTTGAAGTGTAGTTTGCGTAGTTTACAATTTTTGGAAGCTAATTTCATAACTTTTTAATTATCATAACGCAAGTAATACTACGAAATAGTGGATAAATGATAACAAAATTACAAGCTACACAAAACTACAGATGAAAATTAAACCTGTAGCTTTGCGTAGTTTGCGTAGTTTTTGGAAAATATTCTACAAAAGTCTTGACAATCATTGGATATAGTGGTATAATAAAACAAAGAGAGGTGACATAAGTGACATGACAGAAGAGACTAAGAAACTCGTTGAGCGAAACCACAACATGATTTACTGGTATTGTTCAAAGAAAAACCTAAACCCAAACGATTGGTATGACATTTTCGCAGTTGCAATGTGCGAGAAGGCTTCAAATTATGACCCCTCAAAAAGCAGGGAAAGTACATTTTTCGCAACAATTCTAAAGAACGCTTATGTGTCCGAAATAAGAAAACAGAAAAGACAAAAAAGAGCGCTATACCACACGCAGTCATTTGGAGGTGCATTAGAAGACATGGATAACAAGGCAGACAGTATTGATGGAATGTTTGAAGCGGACGCAATGTTGTGCTTCTTACCAGAACCTCACCGAAGCATAATCACATTACGATTGGCTGGGTATAGCAATAGAGAGATTGCAGAAATGTCTTCGTTGACACGAAAGCAAGTTGAAAACTATGTACGAAAAGCAAAAGAATTAATTAAAAAATATTTGGAGGTTATAGAAAATGAATCGAACCGTTAAGATGGTTTGTAAAGGAATTGTATCTTTGCTAATTATGTTAGTTACTCTTCCGTTCGCAATCATGCAACTTGTACTCTCACTTGGAGCATATGGTTGTAACTGCATTACAGACAAGGTGAGTGATTTCGTAACAGAGTATTTCGTGGTAGATGCTTGGTGCTATATGCAGGGGCGGAAATGTGACTGATAAAGAGATTGGGACTGTGTTGTCCTCAATGGTGTACATCGTAGATACACGAGAAAAAAGCAACTCACATATTTTGGAGTTCTTCAAAGAGAACGACATTCCGTACAAAGTTGAAAAACTAGACTCTGGTGATTATAGCGTAGATGTAACCGCTAACGGATTTGAGTCGCTTTCAAAATCAGTGATTGTGGAAAGAAAAAACTCCCTCACTGAGATTTCTGGAAACTTCACAAAGAATAGAGATAGATTCGAGAGGGAGTTCAACAGAGCCGCCGAAAACAAACAGTCAATGCACTTGTTGGTTGAAACCGCCACTTGGAAAAGTGTTTTCAACGGAAACTACAGAAGTCAAATGTCCCCAAAATCAATGGGGTCTTCGCTTCTCACGTTTTCAATTCGGTACAACGTGCCTGTGTGGTTTGTAGGTAAAGCTGAGTCTGGTAGATTAATCCAAGAACTTCTCTATTATGGGGTTAGAGAAAAGTTAAAAAACCTATAAAATACCTGTTGACAAACAGTACAAACGATGTTATACTATGACTATACTAAACAAACAGGAGGTAAACAACATGAGTGAAGAAGGACAAGTTGTATTGTATCTCGATGGTGAGCCGTTGGATGGTACTATCGGAGAGGTTCAAGAAACCACGCTTGCTGTGAAACAGGACAACAACTATTTTGATGATTTGATTGAAAAGGCGAAGTTCTTCTCAAACAGCACGCTAGTTCCCACAAACTACCAACGAAAACCTGAGAACTGTCTTATCGCGCTTGACTTGGCAGGTCGAATGGGAGTTCCGATGATGTTCGTAATGCAGAACATGAAGGTTATTCAGGGCAACCCTTCTTGGTCTGGTTCGTCTATCGGTGCGATGCTTCGATGCTCTGGTAAGTTCGAGGACGTTGAGGTAGTTTTTGTAGGAGAGCCGAACCGAGACAGTTGGGGTGCTTATGTCACAGCAAAGTCCACCAAGACTGGTAAGACATTGAGGGGTGCGACAATCACAATTGCAATCGCAAAGGCTGAGGGTTGGTATGGCAAGAACGGTAGCAAGTGGAAGACCATGCCTGAGTTGATGCTGACTTATCGTGCATATGCTTGGTTTGGAAGACAGCACGCACCCGAACTTATGATGGGTCTGCAAAGTTCTGACGAGGTTGAGGATTTTGTTAAGTCCGAACCTAAGATGGAAGTTGTAAACCCATACGAACAACGATAGGAGGTGAATGTACATGGCTGTAGTATTGACGATTCTGCTCATTCTACTCCTAATCACAGTTTCAATCGGAACTGTTGGTCTGATTTGGTTAGGAATCTGTACTTGTTTTGGAATTACGTTCACATGGGCAACAGTGCTTGGAATTTGGTTAGTAGCATTTCTTCTAAAGTTTCTATTTAGGAGTTTGGTCAGTTTTAAGAAGGGCGAGTAACTATGATTAATCCTAAAGAACTTAGTACAGACGAGTTATATTATAAGTCAAAGGATTATATGAGCGTTTCGATGTACAAGCAGATGCAGAAATGCGAGTTAAACGCGGTAAACGGCGTATTTAAGCCAACTGATAGTATGTTGGTTGGCTCTTATGTTGATGCTTATATTTCTGGAACTCTTGACGAGTTCATATCAGAACACCCAGAGATTTTTTCATCCAGAGGGGCTACTAAGGGGCAACTCAAATCAGAGTTCAAAAAGGCAGAAGAGATTTGTTCCTACATCGACAACGACAAGGTGTTTAGTCAGTTTATGTCTGGCGAGAAACAAACCGTTATGACTGGTGAGATTAACGGAGTTCCTTGGAAAATCAAGATGGACAGCTATTCACCTCATATCGCAATTAACGATTTGAAGTGCATGTACACCGTCACAAACAACAAGGGAGAATACGTTAACTTTGTTTCAAATTGGGGGTACGACATTCAGATGGCTTGTTATCAGGAAATCGTGTTCCAAAATACAGGTGAAAGACTTCCTGTTTATGTTTGCGCGGTTACAAAAGAAACCCCAATCAATTCTGTAATTGTAAACATTCCGCAAGACATTTTGGACATTGTGTTGTATGATGTAGAACAGCTTGCCCCTAGAGCGTGGTCTGTAATGCAAGGGTTGGTTGAACCAGAAAAATGTGGTCATTGCGCAACGTGTTTGAGTGCAAGAAAAACTACACCGATTGTAAGTTTGGAGGACTTGGTATGATTAAAATTGACGCAGTGTACACTGTTAAACTTCATTATGAGCAGGAACGTGACGAAAACACTCGTCCGTTTGACGAAATTAAAGAAAATGTCAAAGAGTTTCCGAAACTGTTGAAGGAACTAATTGAAGATGACAGCCCCAGTGACATGGTAGTTACGGTTGAAGAAGTAGAATCAATTTTAACAGAAGATTAACAATACTCTTGGAGGTATGACATGACAAATGCAGACGAATTCAAGTCTCTGCTTAGACATTATGTACGCCGTAGTGGTGTAGAAGACATGATTCATGTATTGGAGAAAAGCGACTTTTTCATCGCTCCCGCTAGTACGCGGTTTCACGGTTCTTATCAAGGTGGACTTGTAAAGCATTCAATTTCGGTGTTTAACAATCTGATGAACCTTAGAGAAGGGGTTGATGGACTGTCAGAAACGTCAGAAGAATCAATTGCAATTGTATCACTTCTCCATGATGTGTGCAAGACTGGTTACTACAAGGTTGATTATAGAAACGCCAAAAATGAGCGCGGTCAGTGGGAAAAAGTACCTTACTACACCGTTGACGATAAGTTTCCTTACGGTCATGGTGAGAAGTCTGTTATCATGATTCAGGAATGCATGAAACTTACCACAGAAGAACTTATGGCGATCCGTTGGCATATGGGAGCATATTCTGGTCAACAGGACTGGAACACTCTTGGAAGAGCGTTTGACCAATATCAACTTGCAATGTACCTACACTTCGCAGACATGATGGATACCCATAAACCGAACTGACATTTGAAGGAGAAATGCTAATGACAAAGATTGAAAAGCTAGAGAAGCAAAGTGCCGCCGCAGTCAAGGCATTCACCACGGCGATTTCTGAGATTGAGAATGTTGTAGATGCTCAACTCGAAGAGAAGACTAACATTAACCAGAGAGTCGTTGAGTTGAGAGAGCAGGACGAGCTAATCGGAGCATCCATTATCAAGAACCGAAACATGATTGAAAACCTTAAAAAGATTTTTGGTTAAATTTGAAAATTTAGGTTGACATTTCAAGTTGCATGGAGTATAATAATATTACAGTAAAAATTAGGAGGACAAATTAATGACTGACAACATTTGGGCACGTTTTGACGGAATGGCAAGCGACACTGAGGTAGAGGAAGCGTCCAAGAACCTGTTTGTGAAACCCACGGAGGGTAAGCACAACGTAGAGGTAATGAGCATCGAACCCGCTGAGACTCAGCAGGGCACTCCGATTGTGAAGTTCAAGTTCCGTGACACAGAGAACAACGGTCTGTTTATGCACAGTATGTTCCTGACAAACGCAAATTATCCTGAGCGAACCCCAACAGCAATTGCGCAGGTTCTTCGTTTCGTGAAGGAACTTACTGACACCGAGATTGGGTTCTCTTCGTTCAGTAAGATGTGTGATGAACTCACTGAACTTGATATCGCAGGTCTTGAAAAGGAAATCAATGTCCATTACAAGGACGAGAACGCCAAGTATCCGATGATTACGGTTGTCGGTGATGCACTGCCTTTCTAAATCAAACGCATGGGTGGACTTAAACAGTTCACCTTTTACATATGACATAAGGAGGTACATGCTAAATGAGAGGTAATTTTGTTACAGACAGAAACGGAGAATCAAACCCTAATTACGTTGATGGTAGAAAAGGAACTAGACTGTATCGAATATATCGAAGTATGCTAACTAACGACAGGAGGATTGTATAATGGTTGTACTTGACCTCGAAGTTTTTAAACAAGATTGGATGATGGTGTGGTTGGACACAGATACTAAAAAGTTTTACCACATAGTTAACGACAAAGCGAAACTCCAACAGTTTTATGACAAGTATAAATCCACATTGTTGGTTGGTTACAATATCAGAAACTACGATAAGTACATTTTACAAGGCATTTTGTGTGGGTTTGACCCATATAAGATTTCTGACTGGATTATAAACAAAGAGTTGAAGGGTTATCAATATTCAAAGCTGTTGAATAATTATCCAGTATTCTTATACGATTGTTCAGTAGTGTTCAAATCCCTAAAACAGTGTGAAGCGTTTATGGGGCATGATATTAGAGAAACTTCTGTTCCATTCAATATCGACAGAAAACTTACAGAACAAGAAATCAAGGAAACTTTAAAATACTGTAAACACGATGTGTCGGAAACATTTGAAGTGTTTATGGAAACCACAAACGAATATCTAAGCCACGTTGGACTCGTTAAAGAATTTGATTTGCCTTTTAACGCAATCAGCAAAACAAAGGCTCAAATTTCTGCAATGATTCTTGGAGCACAAAAGCATATTTGGGACGATGAATTTGACATTCAGTTTCCAGATACACTACGATTAGGTCGTTATGAATGGTTGAAAGACTACTACGACAACTGGTCTAAGACCTCCAAAGATTATGGTGAAATGGAACTGAAAACCACTGTCGGAGGTATACCTCACGTTTACGGAATCGGTGGTCTACACGGCTCAATCGACAAGTATTATGGTGAAGGGTACTATCTGATGGCAGATGTAGCTTCGTTCTATCCCGCAATTATGATTGAATACGACTTTCTTTCAAGAAACGTTAGACAACCGAAGAAGTTCACAAACATTCGTGACGAGCGAGTAATTATGAAGCGGAATAAGGACAAGCGTCAGCAACCAAGAAAGATTGTTCTTAACTCGACTTATGGAGCATCAAAAGACCAGTACAACAACCTGTTTGACCCTCGAAGCGCTAACAACGTTTGTATTGCGGGGCAACTTCTACTAACAGACCTTATTGACAAGTTGGAAGACCATTGCCAACTTGTTCAATCAAACACTGACGGTATTCTTGTAAAGCTATTCCGAAAGGAAGATAAGAACAAGATTATTGGTATTTGTAACGAGTGGTCAAAGAGAACCAGAATGGAGTTGGAATTTGACGAATACGTGAAGGTGATTCAGTCAAACGTTAACAACTACATCCTGTTGGATGCTGACGGAAACTGTAAGAGAAAGGGTGCAATCGTGAAGAAGTTGAGCAAACTTGACTACGACCTTCCGATTGTGAATGAAGCAGTTGTTAATTATTTCACAAAGGGAAAACCTGTTGAAGACACCGTTCTTGGGTGCAACGAACTGATTAAGTTCCAAAAGATTGTTAAAATTAGTAGCAAGTACGAGTACGCTTTTAAAGAAGATTTTACAGAATCGTGTGTTGTTTTAGACAGCAAAACATACAGAGGTCACGTACTCAACGAAAAGGTTCACAGAGTATTTGCTAGTCTGCACAATGCTGATGGAATGCTATACAAAAAGAGCAAATCAAAAACAACATTGGACAAGACCCCAAGTACACCAGAGAAGTGCTTCATCATCAATGATAACGTTTTGAATATGCCTATTCCAGATAGACTTGACAAGCGTTGGTACATTGAAGAAGCCAAGAAGAGAATTGAAAATTTTGTTTGACAACAAGGGGTGGACAAATGGCTGATCTTTTCGTAGGATATTACCCCTCAAAGGGAAAGACTCCTGCTGTAAAAATAAAGGGAACCGAACCTCTACCAACGCCCCCTATCGAGGGGGATTACGTTGGTATGATGCGAGAGGAATTTATTCAGGTAGACGTGGATGATAAAGACCTCGCTGAAAAAGTAAGACATATGTTGGACAAGGAAAAAGTGAAGTGCGACATTCTTAAAACGAGTAGAGGACTTCACTTCTACTTCAAAAACACAAGGGTAAAGAGTGTTGGGGTTCACGTATTCACAGCGTGTGGTATTCCTTGCGACATTGGTGTAGCTGTAAATGGCAAAATCAGATGTGTTCCTCTCAGAACCACAAACGAAGAAACCGGAATTCAAACTACTCGGGAGTGGTTACAGAAATGTGATGAAGTAGACGAGTTGCCATGTTGGTTATTTCCAATTTCCAGAAAAGATTTTGGATTTATGGAAACGGAAACTAGGAACAGTTCGCTCTTCACCTACATTCCTGTGTTGCAGAACAAGAACATGAACAAGGAAGAAATACGTGAAATTATCAACATCATTAACCGATATGTGTTGAAGACCCCTCTACAGCAAAAAGAAATTGACGTTATCACAAGGGATGATGCTTTTTCGGAAGAGTTATTCTTTGATGCTGACGGAAAGTTTCTGCACAATCGCTTCGGTGATTATATGCTGACCAATTCCAACATCGTTATTATTGACGGACAATGTAACATTTATACAGATGACGGACTGTACACAAATGACCCAATGGAGTTTGAGCGAGTGATGCTCGAAAAGATTCCTTGCTTGAAGGACAACCAGAGAAAAGAAGTATTTAAGTACATCTGTTTGAGGTGCTCACGAAAAGGAGAATTTGCCGACCCAAAGTATATTGGATTGAAAGACACGATTATTGACTTGGAAACTATGAATGAGTTTTCTTACACACCTCACATTATCATCAACAACAAAATTAACTATCGTTATAATGCATCTGCGTATTCAGAAGTAATGGACAATACGCTTGACAAAGTGTGTTGCCACGACAAACAACTTCGTTCGCTACTGGAAGAAATGATTGGATATACCCTATACCGTTCAGCGTCAATGCAAACTTGTTTCATTTTGTCCGGTGAAGGTAGTAATGGCAAGTCAACAATTCTGAATTGTATCAAAAAGCTGGTTGGTAAAGATAATTATACCTCACTAGACCTAAGAGAGTTGGAGGACACGTTTAAACCCGCAGAACTGTACAACAAACTTGCAAATCTCGGTGACGATATTTCTTCAAAGTATTTGGATACTTCTTCAAAATTCAAGAAGTGCGTCACTGGAGAGTCATTCATCGTACAGCGCAAGTATATGCAGCCGTTTGAATTGGAGTGTTACGCGACACAGATTTTTTGTGCCAACGAAATGCCCCAAGTAGCTGACAGAAGTGATGGTTTTGGACGGCGAATTAGCATCGTTCCTTTTAACGCAAAATTCAGTAAGCATGACGCTGATTACGACCCTTTTATCGAAAGCAAACTCCTTACAGAAAGTTCTATGGAATATTTGCTAAAATTGGCAATTGAAGGCTTGAAGCGAGTGTTGGTTAACAACCATTTTACAACTTCTGACAAGGGTGAAGCTGAAAAAAAGGAGTACATGAAGTTCAACAACAACGTTCTGGATTGGATTGAGAACGATCCAAAGATTGAGAACGAAGCAGTTAATGACGTGTACATGTCCTATCAGGTATGGTGCGCTCAAAACGGATGCAGTTCAGTTAAAAAACTGAATTTCACGAAGGAAATAAAGAAACTTGGATATGATACGCGAGTTACCTCAATCAACGGTAAGAGTGTTCGTATCTACTACAAACGGGAGGAAGACAATGAGTGATAACAACGCAGTAGTTTTTCCGTCACCTAAGCGGGTATATCTCGCACACCCATATGGAGGTGACGTTCGCAACAAGAAGAAGGTTGAGATTTTAATTGACCGATTCAAGACAGATGGGATTTGGTTTGTGTCTCCAATTCACACGTTTGAAGCAGAGTATCAAACACTTCCGTATCTGGAAGGAATACAGTTGTGTTTCAAGCTGTTAGACGAGTGTGACGCGGTTGCGTTCCCAAAGGACACGTTTATGGACAGTAAGGGTTGTTCAATGGAATATGGCTACGCTATTGCCCATAACAAGGAGATTCTTTTTTATGAAGATGTTCCTGACAGCGTGGTTGAGGAAGTTACCACCACAGAAGACGATGTGGTAAATCATCCTTCACACTACACCGCACATAATATCGAAGTAATTGACTTTATTGAAGATTGGGAACTTGATTTCCGTCTTGCAAACTGCGTTAAGTACATTTGTCGTGCTCCTTTCAAGGGAAATTCTACTCAGGATATTAAAAAGGCAATGTGGTATTTACAGCGATACTTT